TAAGGCATTATCGTGTACGCTCTAGAAAGAATTCTACTGCTACTGGTGCGTCGTCTCTACCTACAATCGTATACGACATTTCAACTTCATATCCATTATTTAATTCATCTGGAGTGCAACGAATACTATCCACAGAAATTCGTGGTTCATAACGATTCAGTACATCTCTGATCTCTGATCTGATAATACCAGCACTACCATAATCCAATGGTTCGAACAATACATTCTGAATACCACATCCCAACTGGGGTTGGAATGGACGCTCACCCTTCCTAGTAAGAAGCAAGGCAGTAATCGCTTGAACGATAGCTGCCTTGTCTTTCACTGTTACCAGATCATCTGATACAGGATGCTTCTTAAATGTAACACTCAAGTCCTTGAATGTCTGAAAGGTCGGCATTTAGACACAGCAATAGGCTGCTATTATTTATTCACTCGTGCCAACGCTCTACAAAATCGTCAAATCCGCCCGCTCCTCCACAAGGGCGTTCTAGGCGGTTCTCGGGAAGAGGGTATAGTTCTTCCTTCATCTTGGATCTACGCTGCCTTGCGGCGGCATCTAGAAGGCGATCACTATCAGTCTCAGTGATAAGTGTCATTCCTTCTTCAATGAATTCTTCACTTTTATCTACTGAAAATAGTCCCATCGTTTTTCTCCGTTAGAAAAGTTTAATCAGAACTTTTAACGGGGTTGCTATCCCTCTCTTTTGGTGTTTGCCAGAAATAATCATCAGTGTCTCCTAAGCGTCCCCAGTCGATTCCTGCCTCTACTTGATATTCTATGGTAGAAACCTTGAAGTCAGGGAACTTGGGTTCTTCTGGAGTGATAGAGAGGTCATACAGACGCATCCTATTATTAGGATACAATGCGTATTGACCGTTGTTCAATGCGATACAATTATGAGATTTGTGCTCTTGAGGCACTTCACTTACATTATTATCTATCACATCAATATTAGCATGGTAATTATCAAGTGTGAATAGATACTGCCCTCTCATGAGTCCGTGATCTCTGGTAAAGACCTCACAGTCCATCGATGACACAAATCCTTTGTTCACGGCAGTAACGCCATAATCCATACAATTCCAAAATTGTAGATTCTCCAAACTCATGTCTATGACTGGAGTTTCGGGGGATCGAACAAAGGCACTGATAGGGAGTTTGTCATACATTGCCCCATACTCAGGCAAGTACGTTTCAAAATAAAAAGCGCGTCCAGGTATGCTCTTAGCACACACCCAGACGCCCTCCACAAACTCCCCGTGACCATCTTGATGATCTCGTAAGTATTCTTTACGTACCCAGACTTTTTCAGCAGGAAGATTGCAGATTAAATTCATCGACCTTGACCGCGATAACGCTTCTTTGCTTTGTTACGAGAAGTGGCAGCATACAGAGTGTGCTTAGAAGTACCTTGACGGGTCTTCTTGGGCTTGCTCTCAATGATCTTCTTGCCACTCAGACCAACTTTTGCTCGTGCCATAACTCAAAAATAATTGACTCTGTTATTATACCACACTCAACTGAAAAATACCGTGAAACTCGGTAAAAACAGACAAGCATTACCATTTGTAATTTGTGCGCCAACAGGAGCAGCAGGTTTACCATTGATCAAAACTGTTCCCGCAGGGTCGCCTATAATGACCTCTGGGTGCGCTGGAAAGAGTGGGATAGGTAAATAGTGCTCTTCAGAGATATCACCAATCCTGTGGGCGAATCTACCGTTGATCTTTACATTCGCAGAGTACGCTACGCCAGGAGTATTGAACGTTAATGGAGTATGAATATCATGTGTCCCATACCAACCTTGTCCTGCTAGTCCAAATGGTTTCATGATACGCTAGATGGTGGTAGATAATCTGGGTTATCGAGTTTATTTATCCCTGCCCTAGCAAGATGATAATCAAATCTCTTACTAGCAAGGTCGCCATTATACCTTACAGGCCAATAGAAATACCAAATATTATTGGTTAAGTTACTACCAAATGACTCAAGACCAGACCTTGCATAGTCCTGTAACGTCAATGCGGTCTCTCCTGGTATCGGGTCAGGTACATTGATAGTTGTACAAGATACCTTAATCGTAAAAACAATGGTATCAAGTCTACTAGGACGCATCGCAACCAATCCTGCTTTTGGATTGTCGCCTATCCATCGAGTAAAGAAGTTCCAATAATCATTACCAAATGTTCGTGCCTCATCATAGTCACTACTGATCACCCAGTTCTGATAGTTCTCTGCTGGGTATTCACTACGACTCCATCCATTGACACCACTTTCATTCGGATACCCTTCTTCGTTATCATCAATGAAGATCAGCTGCCCGTCCGCCCCGCGAGGCAGCTCGGCGCTTCGGCGTATCCAGGCACCATCCTCTCGAATCCTTACCATCTCATAATCATCTGTAGGTAAATGATCCTGTCCATAACTCTTATGATTCACTAAGTGTAACTCAGTATCATAGAATCCATACTCGGAGACATACCCACTAATCTCAGAAATCCCCACATACCCTAAAAATAAGGCAGGTGGCACCGCATTGTTGCGTACAATGATGCCAGGGTCTATGGAATCATTCTGAACGTTTGTCCCTGCCCCAGGACTGACCTTGCCCCATCCATCCTTTACTGCTTCGGTGTGACGTATAGCGGTGTCGTCAAAATCTGGGATGCCCACGTCGGGATCGTCAGGTTCACGAGGCCATAGGTCAATTCTCTCGATGCTCGTCTCGGTGGTGACAATTCTTTCGTCTTCGAAGACAGGGACCATCCAAATCTGAGATGGTTCGATCTCCTCCCATGACAACCATGGCGGTGTGTCATTCTGAAAGATTCCATCTAGAAGATCATCAATAATACTCTTATTACCCTTCGGATAAAACCTCCCAGCATAAAAAGGTACTCCACTTTTTGCTGTGAGTAGATCAACCTTCCTACGATCCGTCCCCTCTATGGGTCCTATACCGCCCATGGAGGGCGCTAAAACGTTTATCCAGGGTACTGCCATCCTATACTGCCTTTGCGACTGTTAGAAGGTCATTCTTGATGCCTTCTACATTATTGTGAAGATAATCTAGAGTATCTGACAAACTTTCATACTCACTCGCCTTCGGGCGTCTGTACGCTAATGTCGGTCTTTCCAAGAGATTCACCCTCTGTTCCAGACTCTCCAATCTCTGTAACAACACTAGGAGTTTCTCCTCCAAGTTTTGCTGTAGCTGCTCTGACGACTTCTCCATTATTTGTATCTCCTTTATTGAATGCCTCTGCGGCGCGACTCTCAAACTCGTCACAGAATTTATCGAAGTTTTCTAATATTCCTGTAAAGTTCTCGAAAAGGTTTTCACTCATTTTTTTGCTGGGAAAATTTTTTGGATTTCAAGGTTTTAAAAAAACCATTTTCAAAAATATTTATCGGTCGTCTGGATACTTTTGTAGGTTAGGAGGGACCCATTGATTTTGAAATCGCTTGGCGACCCTAAGTAACAACAAAGGGGGGCAAATCACTGCCCCCCTGGGTATACCTTACTGTCAGGCGCTAAGTGTAACTAATCGCTTGGCAATGTGTCGTGCTGTGTGTTCCTTTGGTCTGTAGGGGATAGTCATCACATTGCCTGATTTGTGTGTCCATTTCTCATGCTTACTGCCATTGCGTTCCTTTATCCAACCGTGGGCAAGTGCGAGGCGTTTGAGTTGCTTGTCTGTCATGTGGTTAGTGTAGAGAAATGCCTAGGTGCTAGGATGGGTCACCATGTGGGCAGGCGGTCGATCGCTTCCTGTGCATGGTGCTCAGCGTAGACGCCTGCGATCATGTAGGCGCTGTGTGCTGTGCCCTGTAGGGTGTTGCTGCTGACCCATCCTGTCTGGCGGGTGCTGATGTCAGAGGCGAGGCGGAAGCAGGTGGGGTTGCGCTTGGTCATGGTGTCTGTGTGTTGTCTGGTGTATTGTAGCATGGGGGGGCGACCCCTCAGAGGTCTGCCATCATCTCATTCATCTCGTCAGCGTCGATGGCGACGCTATCCCATGCCACGCCGTCGCCAGTCTTGACAAGGTGGCGTCCGATCTGCCCATCGGTCATGCAGCGGACGAACTTCTCCCAAGGGGTCTCGTCATCAGAGCAGAACTCCACACACGCCTTAGCGGTGTTGTAGAGGAATTCATCGTTGCCAATCCAGAGGGCAGCATTCCAGGTCTCGTAGGTTGCCCAACCGTTGTAGGTGCTGAGGGTGGAAGCGGTCATGATCTCGGTTCGTTTGGTATGTGTAAATTCTACAGGGTCAGGCGGCGATGGCAGACCCCATGTGGACGGTTTGCAGATTGACCTCTGCCCAATCGTATTCTTCCTTCAGTTGGGCACAGCGGGCATCAGCAGCAGACTTGCAATCCCACAGGGAGCAGTGATCATCAGACTCATAGAAGAATCCAGCGGTGACAACGTAGACTTGCATGGTTCGTTTGTGTGTTGTGTGTATCCTAGTCGGTCTGCCGCTCAGTGGCGGTCGCTGATGTTCCAGATCTCGAATTGTCCCATGTCGTTGCCTGCTGCCGCTGCTTGGCGGATAGCATGGCGGCGCTGCTCCTCACGGCGGAGTTGCTCCATGTAGGATGCCATAGCACCCTGAACAGCGGGGTCTTTGGCAGCGGTGTCGTTGAGAAGGAACATTCCGTTGTGTGCTTTGATCATGTGGTTATTCTACAGGGTCAGGGGCGGACAATCTGCTCAACTGTGGACAGTGCGTCTGCTGTCACATTACGGGCAGGGGTGGAAGTCCAGAACAGAACGCCAACCGCTGCTAGGATGATCAGGCGCATCATTTGGCAACCCCGAACACCAGATCAGCGATGGCGTTGGTGTTCGCATCGGTGCGACACCAGCGGATGGGGGCACCGTTAGGGGGGCACATCCAGATCATGCATTCCTCTCCCCACACTTGGGCGATCCTAAAGGCGTGGTTCATGTCGGTCGCCCAGTCGCAACCGTTGGGGTCAAACTTGCCCCATGCTGAGGGTTGGACTGCGATGGCGTTGGTCAATTGCGTTTCCTTTGAACTGAAGTCATTATAAGCACCCCTAGGGCACGTTTCACGAGATTGTAGACCAGTTTCAACGCTGTCACATCACTACCCATAGCAGGTAGGGCAGGCATGGAATAATGGGACATGAGTTCAGACGTACTAGTTTGAGCCGCGATTCTCAATAAGAAAGTCTATTGAGAATGGGGGAATTGATCCCCCTATTGTATACTCAGACCAGCAGGTCAGTGGTAGCAAGGGCACCAAGTCTCATGCTGTCACGAAACTCAGTAACGAAGAATTCAGTGCCATTGTAGAGACGAATGAACCACTGATAGTTCTTTTGAAATACACCCTCACCAGGAATGCAGTGCTCATCGAGAATAGCATTGATGCGAGATTTGGTGGTGTTAGACTGCCAACCACCATCAAACAGACGCACATAGTTATCACCAACCTCAGCAATCTTGTTGCCGTGCAGGTACACAGTGGACTCGTTAGTGTCAGCGTCAAACTCTACACGAGTGTTAGCAGATTGCCAGTTCTCGTTGTTAGAAATGGCGTTGTTCATTTGCTGTTCGATCTTACGCATGATTTGAAGCGGTTTGTGAACTTGAAACTACAATACAGGAGATGGGGCACAGATCAACCGATGCTGTGCCACCTTGTGGACTGTCACCCAAAGAACTTGCTAGGGTCGCCGTAGTCGCCAATGTGGTTGCCCCTAGGGTCGCGCACCTCAGCGTAACCAAACTCCTCAGCGAGGGACAGGCAGAGATCCCATGCCCGATCCTCAGACAGGCAGGATTCGGACTCTTGAGGATCAGAGGGAACTAGGACGCTGTAGCGGTTTGCCATTGTGGTTGTTTGAACTTCAGTCATTATAGGCACGGGGTCAGACGGTCTGGGGGTATCAGTGGACACCCCATCAGGTGTCACATGCCGTTGAGCATCTCAGCGATCGCTTCCCGATACTCTGCCTCAGTCTCAAAGACGCGACCGTGAACAGTCTTGGGGAACTCACCCATCTTGGCAGGGGTGGGCACGTAGTCACGACCCTTAGCGTAGATCTGAGCGATGTAGGGGTTCGAAGTGGTTTTGTTCATGATGACATTATAGGCACAGGGTCGGACGGTCTGGGGGTGCTAGTGTGCCACCTTGCCAACTGGTCGGGCGGCCGCCCTGGGTATAAAGAACTCACGGGCAGTTAGTTATACTCAGTAACGGGAATCGTTGATGAACTCTTTATACTCTTCAGCAACTTCTTCCCATTGCTCATCAGTGAGGTCACCAACTTGTGCCTCCATAAAGTCATAAACCATACCCCAATCGGCATCGGTTTCAGTAACGAAACCAGCGAGTCCCTGAAGGGCAGAAGTGAAAGCGTTGTTGTTCATGCTGACATTATAGGCACGGGGTGGGACGGTTTCAGGGCAATGGTGGACACTGCCCCGACTGGCACATCAGTAGTGATCATAAATCGCTGCATATTTGCTAAGGTTGATGTTACCTAACTCCAGCATGAAATCAACATAATCTCTCCAAAGTTCAGAGATTTCTTGATAGTCAGTCTTGAAACAATATCCTTCGATATCCATGAGATGACGGAATCGCAGGGTGAGATCTTTCCTAGACATGATGAGTTGTTGTTAGTTAGTGATGAATGAGTTAGTGTCAGTTAGTGCCGAACATTTCTTTATACAAATCAAGGTCCTGGTTCTTATACTTTTCATTGGTCAACCAGATCTCTTGTTCAATCCAGGCAACTTCGTTTCGTGCTTTACACAAACGCTCACGCAGTTCGTATAACTTTTGGTTGCGCTCAGTGATAGTCAAAATGAAAAAATCCCGTCAACATGTATACAATACACGCTAACGGGATGAATGGGGAGATTAGTGGACAGTTCAATAAGTGTCCTCGTAGTAGTCCGTTTCCCTCTTGAATTTGGTAACTTTCTTTTTAGTCTGCCTTCGGATGTTCTTCACTTCGTAACCAAAGTCTTCAAAATTTTCATCGAATTGTTGATACTTTTGGTTGTCAGACTGATTGTAACGTTTGCCCATGATTTGTGGTTAGTTTCTAACTCAAACTGTGTGATTATTTAGTTTCAACTAGGACAGAATTCTGGATCTGTTGATGTAGAAATCGCCCAACAGATCCTTTGCCATTGTTTAGTTCAATGTCAATCAGTTGTTCACTCAATTGTTGTTGGAATTCTTCTACATTTTGACAGTTAAATGTATATTCTTTGTCTATATTACTATTATACACTACTTTAACTACATTATCCTCTATAGTAATACTATTAATAGCACTACTCTGAAGATCTTGATAGGTTTTCATGTGTTTTGACGTTAATTGTTAAAGTTTAAAGTTTAAAAATCCGAAAAAGTCAAAAAAACAAGAATTTTAAAAATCTCAGTTTTTGAAAATCTTAAAAAAGTCAGTTTTTTGACTTTTTCGGATTCTGAGAAAAGCGAAAAACCGCTGTGGTCCTCCCCTTTGCCCCATGACAGTATTATAGGGTACTTCCGAGTGTTTCTGAGGTGTTGTGGACGGTTTCAGAGGTGTCACAGAGGCACTTGACATTCGATAGGTAGCACGCTAAGCCAACAACGACTCCGCACCTTACCCCTATTTAATTAACCATTTCTTATTATTGATTCTCAACAACTTCACCTTATTGA